GCTTTACCTTTTAGTTTAGATAGAACATTCATAATTACACGTGGATTTAAGCCTGAACCTGACATGGCGTTATTAATGTCACCCCACATATACTTATCTTTATTAGATTCTTCAATTGATTCTCCTAGTACAGCATCAACACTTCCACTTGGTACTGTGTTTGGATCAGCCTTCATTTGTTTAAGACCTTTCTTAATAGCCTCAGCAGAGTTACGAGCTTTTACATCAACTGTTTGACCTTTAAATAGTTTACCAGCTTTCTTAGTAATAGTAACTGTCCAAAATTTAACTGCTTCTTCAAGATCTTCATTGGACATTAACGCTGCAATTTTTAAAAGTGTTTCTTTATCCTTTTTACTAATGTTTTTCATTTTACGATCATTAGCAATTTTTTCTAAAGACTTAGCATATTCTGCAGTGCTTTCTTCAACGGAATCTTTAAGGACAAACTTAACTTCTTTTGCGCCTCTAAAGAAATCCCTTAGCTTATCATCGTCTGGAAAAATAATTTCGTCATCTTCAAGTTGTTCAATTTCACCTTTATACTGTGGAAACTTCTTTTCAGCTTGTTTAATAAACCTTTTGATACCTTTTGGATTATAAACAATAGCTCGATTTTCTTCTATAAATTTTTTATACGCTTCTTTAATAATAGAAGCTTTAGTGAAGTCTATATCTTCATAAATAAATGTTTCGTTAAAGTCTTCGCCAAGAACGATTGAACAAACTTTAATTAGTCTTTGCTCTTGCATGCTCTTTTTAATTTTGGCGATTCGTTCTTTAGCATCATCTTTTTGAGCAGGTGTTTTAGCATCTTTAAGAGCATCTGTTGCTTTTTGCAAACGTTTCTTTTTCTTCTTATTGGCTAATTCTTTTTTAGCTTTTTGTAAACGAGCTTTATCAGCTTCTTTATCATCTTGCTTTTTAACTTTCTTTTCTGCCGCGTCTGCTCTTCCTTTACGTGAAAATCTTTTCTTTAACGCCGCTGCTGCACCAATAGCTGCTAAGGCTGCTACTTTATCTTGCCCTGAAACTTCTTCTAAGTCTTCAGACATATCACCAAGCATGCCATTTGTATAGTTTTGAATCTTCTTTAATCTGTTTTTATCATTAGGATTATCGACATATTTGGCATAAGCCTTTTGGAATTCAGCATCATCCATTACGTCATCGATAATTCCGCCAATCTTTTTAGAGGCAAGTTTTACTACTTTAATGATGTCTTTAATAGACGCTTCTTCAACTTCTTCAGTTTTTCGTCCGCGGAGTTCAAGCGAAAGATCTTTTACAATCTGCTTGGCCTTTGGATTAGATACTCCCTTAAAAATATCAAGGAAGGCTTTAAGCTGACTTACACCAAGTAGTGATAATTTTTTTTGATTAATTTCTGAAATGTTCATAGTTCCCATTAGGTTGTTATTCTATTTATAATAAAGTCAGCCTCCAAATTCATGGCCAGCGACTCTTTTCATTTGTTTTTTAAATTCAGCAAAGTCTGGTTTTGTCTTGTAAAGTTTAATTGAAATTTCATCACGATCTTTTCCCTTAATCCTCCACTTAAAACCTTTTTCTAAATGGTCAGGCTTAGTAGTTTTTACAACACGCCTTTTAAAACCATCTTCCCATGGTTCGCTTTTACCCGTTCCTTCAGCGTATTGTTTAAATGTTATCATCCTCCTCTTACCTTTGCGGCTAAATCTTTATCAGCTCCACCCCAAGTACCTTTACTCTTTGTGATAAAGGAATTAACTCGAGCAAATGCCCATTGATGTGGTGTTGCTCCTGGGCGGTGACCTGTTTTCCAAGCGGCCATTCCGCGATTAAATACTTGTTTTAAAATGCCATAAGGTATACCAGACTTTTCTGATTTCTTTTTCAATCCAGCAATTTGCTTTTCATCAAGTTGACCAGGAGTATCTTTTTTATAAGTTTTAGTTAACTTATCAGTACCTTGTTCTAGAGCTTCTTTTTCTACGAACTCGCCGAACTTTTTACGATAAGCGATCGTGTGTTTCGAAAGTTTTGTTTTAGCTTTAGCATCTCCTGGTGCGGGTTTATACGCTTTAGGATCATCGTCTTTTAACTTTGCCTGTTTATTAAACTGAGCTTGACGTTTAGCTTTTGTAGATTTTGAAAGATCTTTACCATAAGCAGGATTTAGTTTTTCTGATAGTGAATCAATAAAGTGTTTTTGGCCTGCATCATCAATTACAAAATTGGATTTTCTTTCTTTAATCTTAATAACTACATTACTTTTTGTGTATGCTTCATCATCTATATTGAATATTTCACCTGCAATATACTTTTCGCGTTGTTCTGAAAAAGTTGGAAGTTGTATATGTTGGCGGAAGTTTGTAATTTCTTTCAATCCCATTCTTTTACGAAGTAGATTAAATAGCGTCATGTCTTCTCCATAAGCCTTAGGTAATCCTTTTGAGAAGGATTTAAAATCACCATCAAGTGCTGCTTTTCGCATTTTAGATGCACTCATTCCAGATACACCTTCTGCATCTGGATCACGTTCGCCGGCCGAAGCTATTTCGATGCCGTCAGCAAAATCGTAATAACCATGCTTAGATTTTTTTCCGTTATACGCTACAAGCAATTTTTTAAATTCTTTAACTCTATCAGATCCTACGACCATTGTAAGTTTTGTGAAACCTTGATCATACAAACTAGACGCAATATGTAAAGCTGTAACGCCTTTATTATCTTCAATAATGCTTCTACCATGCTTTGGAAACATTTTGCGCATTACTTTAATTTTTTCCTTATACTCCAAAGGATTCTTTTTTGCGTCAGTTGATTGCGATGCGTAAATTCTATAATCATTACCAGAAGCAAGAGAAGCAACTTTATCAATAAGTTTACCGTGACCAATAGTAGGCGGATTAAATCTTCCAAATGTGAAGACTACTTCTTTTTCTTTTGCTTCGTTATATTGTTTAAATGACTTCATCGCTCCCATCCTTTTATTACGTCCTTTGAAAAATTATTTGTTGAAAATTCTAATCTGTCTACAAGTTTTACTGCTCCACCTTTATTGTCAATAGCGACAAATCCTTCAGAACCTGTAACTTTAAAACCATTGCGTGTTCTAACAAATGTATCAATATCTTTTAGCTTATCTAATTTATTTATAATGATTAATTTGGCATCAACAATTGCGTTCATAAGCTGAAACATCATATCAAGGTTCTTTTTATTATCCTTTGAAAAGAAAAGCATTTCGTTTTGTTGTTTTTGTAGAACTGCCTGTTTGCCTTTTTCGCTTGATCGTTTGTCATATTCTTTTTTATACTTTTCGTCAAACCATTTAATTAAGTTTTTAACGTGGCTAGCGGTATTACCAATCCTTTGTCCTTTACGAACAAGAGTATTATTGAATGTTTCAATCTTTATTGCGAGATCTAAATTATTTTCAAGTTCAGATAGCGTAGTTGATTTGATTTTTTGAAATATTTTTCCAGCCTTTGACAACTGTTCAGTAACTTCGTCAGTATCGTTTTGTGTAAGCGTTGCTGTGCCTGAAAGATCTTTTAAATCAGCGTCTTGGTACCATACAGAAGGTTTCTTTTTTAAGCTTTTTAGATTAACGCCAAAGGAAGCTTTCATAGAAGCAAAGTCTTTACCTTTATAAGTCGTATGCCATACCACTCCAAGATTCGCCTTTTGCATTGTTTTAGCAAGCTCTGATTTTACTGGAACTGCGTAGACAATTGTATTGGGTTGAAAGGTAATAAATTTTTCGCCATCAATCGATTCAGAATTAAGATCACCTTTAGTAAACATAATGTCACCTTGTATTACATCTTTAATGCCAAGATCTTTAAGCTCATTGAAAGCTGTTACTAATTTATCTGAAAGATCACCAGTAGTATCAGCCCTAACGTCTGCTTCAGATTTATAAACCTTAGGCTCTTTGTTAAAAATACCTTTTTTAGCAACAAAGAATTGACCATCGCTAGGATCTATACCAGCAAAAACTGCAGGTGCACCATCCCATTTGACAGTTACGTTTGTAGATGAATTGACCGAACCAGCAAGCATATCTCTTAAAGACCTTAACGCGAGTATTGATTCCCTTGCTCCTTTTACGCCACCGTATATAACACGATCTTCGATGTGCGTCATATGCACATTCTTACCAGCCTTGGCAGCTTCTTGTATTTCAACGTATGAACTAAATGATTTCATCTGTAAACTCTTTAAACGTTTTTACTGTAGGTTCTTTTATTTCTAATACCAAGTCGGTATCTCCTGCTTTATAAATTCTGTGGTATTCCATTTTAGGAATAAGCAAGTCTACGCCTTCCTTCATAAGTTTAGGAATTTCGTTGTCCATTTGAAAATACCAATTGCTACCTTCAATAACTCTTACCACTCTATCCTTTAAGTCGCGATGCCAAACCAGTTCGTCTGACTCGAGTAAACGATTGAACGTTCTTACTCTCGTAGTCCTATCTATTCTTTTATCTGTGTATGGTTTGCTCATATTACCAAAAGAAGTTTCCTCCACCTTTTAGACCAAGCTGTGCCGCATATCGTGGAAGATTGCAGGACCAATAGCCTGGTTTTGTTTTATCTTTTTTTGCAGCGCAATTGTGACGAGCTGCAAATGATTTCCTTGCTGCTGGATTATTTATTTTTGCGCTAAGACCTGATGTATCACCAAACTGCACTTTAATTACATTACCTTTTTCATTCTTAACGTAAACATAAAAT